GAGGTCGTAGGTAATCGCGCTTCTGTTGCCGTCGCCGTCCACTGTGGCGATGATTCGCTGCTTGTCGTCAACGATGGCGTTCCTGATCGTAATCGTGGTCGTAGCCGCGCCGCTGATCTTGCCTGCCGTTGCCGCTGCAATGAGCCGAAGCGCGTGACGCACCGTCAGCCCCTCTTCGACACCGTTCACAGCGTCCAGAATGGCGTTTGCGACGTTACCCGTGGTCAGCACATCGCCCGTCACGTTGATGGCTGCTGCAAGCGTGCCAAGAGCCGTCAGGACCGTGGTCCCGGCTACCGTGCCCTCGCCCTCTACAGCCGCTGCTAGGTGGCCGATAGCGGTTAACTGAGCCGTTGCCCCGCCTGAGCCTGACAGGGCCGCAGCGAGGTTCAAGAACGCCTTCAGGTCAGCGCCTGAGATCGTGCCAGAGCCGCCGATAGCAGCCTGGAGACTGATGACTAGCTGGCCAACAGCAGTCAGCGTGCCCGTTCCAGCAATCACAGCCTCGGCATTTTTCCCGCCTGCAATGGCCGCTGTAAGGTCACCTTCTGCGAGGATGGTCCGACGTGCTGCCATGCCGCCCGCTTTGATGGGCAGGACCCATGAAATCGGGTTAGCCGCACCTGTCGGGAAGCCATTCTTGTTTGCAATGCTAGCGCCTGAGACAACAGTCGCTTCGCCTGCGTAGAAGTTATTCAGCGCGCCCTTTCCCGTGAAACTGCCACGGTGGACGCTTGACGTGCTGGGCGTCGTTATTGCCGTGCTTTGCCCAAAGAGTTGCCTCATCGGGTTGCACGCCAAGCGGTGGCCGTTCGAGATCAGCGCCATCAGGCTTCAGGCTCTGTTACTGGTGGGTCATTCAAGACGATCTGAGCCGCAAGCGTTGCGTGGTAGTAGTCCCCGTCGCAATTCTCCATGAGCCAAGCGACGTGTTCCGGCGTCAAATCATTGGCCCCGACGCTGTCCATGTATTGCCTAAGCACACCCTCCCACATGGCGACGAGTTGCTTGGCGGATGGCATTGCTCAGTTCCAGCCGAAGTCAATTGCGAACGTGAATGGCGAGTTCGTTGTCGTCGCGGCGGTACTCATCAGCATCCACTGCAAGCACGCGCCGTCCATGACTTGCGGCAGGCTCGGCAATTGGTTGACCAGATCGCGCTCTGACCACATGCCGGTCACGGGAAGCGCAAGGTCCAGCAGTGGCTTGCAGATGGCGAGGGCGACCACGCCCGTGCCGGTGTAAGCCGTGCCGCCTGACCATGTGAAACTGTCAATGCGCCGGATGCCAGTGTCTCCGCCCTGTTTCGGCAGGAACGGCCCATAACGGTTGGCAGCGTTTGATGAGTGCAGGATGCGGGTTGCATATGCATCAGCGGTCGCGTTCATGGTTGGCGTGCCTTGGAAGGCGCGCGAGCCGGTGCCCGCCGTGTTGGTATATGCCGAAGCCGAGAGTGTCGGGCCACCCGCTGTAGGCTGCGTCTGGCAGACGAACATGGCTTCGCAGCCCACGCCGTTCGTATATCGCGGCATCTGGATGGTCAGCGTATGCGTGCCGGTGCCTGCGTCGGTGATGTCTACCGCCGTTCCAGCCACATAGTTGGCATAGGACGAGGCCACCGTTGCAGTCGTCGCCGATGCGCGAATCAGCCAATAGTCGGTTGCAAGCGACAGGCCAGCCGGAAGCGTCGTTGTGGTCGTAAACTGGACCTTGGTTCCCGACTTCCAGTCGTTTGTATAGGTGATGACGTTGGTCGGGGCGTCAGCCGTGAAGGTGTTCGTGTTGACCAGCGTGCGTGAGCCGGTGCCCGTGACGTTGGTCGTGCTCAAGCGGTAGTAGCCTTGCAGGTCGACAAGCTTGATTTGCCAAGGTGCACCCGTCGCTGCCACGACACTCGCGCCTACGTTCAGAATGTGCTTGGTCATGGGCGAAACTGCCCCGCCATGCAACAGGCTGAAGTTCGTCGTGCCGTCGCCTACGTTCTCGTCGCAGTTCGACCAGACCAAGTCAGTGCCTGGAAAGGTCGTTGCTGCGGGATACCCGGTAAGACCAGACAGCAAATGCCAGCCAGCCGTGGCCGTGTGAGCGGGCGCAGTGGTCTTCGCACCGTCGCGGCGCAGGTACTGACCATCGACCGTGATGGCTTCAATGAGTTGGTCTTGGGAGGCAAAGCCCGCCATGTTTTACGTTCCTTCGTCCCAGATGGTGCGGATGTAGCCTGTCAATGTAGACCCGGTCGTATTGCCGGGGTGGTACATCAGGATGTTCAGATAAGCGCCGTCATAGATGCGAGGCGGCGGAGTCAGTTGCGTGACGAACTCAACCTCCGACATGGTCGAAGCCTCGCGCAGAACGTTTGTCGCCAAGACCTTCACCAGCACGAAGGCAGCAAGGCCGCCGTTTGTCGTGAGATACGTGACAGACTTGATGTCCCTGACGCCCCTGTCACCCGCAGCAAGTTCACAAAACGGCCATCCAGAGTTCGCGCCGCCCGATGGCGTCCCCTTCGTCACATTTGCCGGGTAAGTGATATTTCCCGATGAGTTACACAAATTCGTCGGGCTGGTTTTCTCCACGCCGTCCTGGTTTGTGTAGACAAAGGTAAAAGTCCCGCCGCCTGCTGATGTCGATTGCCCGATTGGCATCACCATGACGCCCTCGCCGTCCGTGTAGCGCGGCAGAGTCGCTGTGTTGTCCATCGCCTGCGTTGCCAACTCGTCAGAGTCCACAAACGGGTAAAACAGCAGGTAGTCCATCAAATGAAGCGGGCCATTTAGGTTCGCGTTCGAAACCATCGCCCCCCAATGCGTCAGGTACTTCGCAGAAGGAGACTTATTATCCCCGTGGTAAATCCCGCGCGTTCCGTTCAGCGTTGCCGCTTCAAGCGGAGTCGCCGCGTAGAAGTTGGCAGGGGGACCGCCAGCCGTCATGCTGGTGTCTTGCCAGAAGTTAGACCCCACGCTTGACGTGAAGTTCTTGCGATAATGCGTAACAAGCGAGCGCCCCTCGGCTTCGGCTTCTGCAAACCGCTTAACCGACCGGAACCCAGCCATTTAGCTCGCCACCTTGCTCTCGCCGTAAGCCGTGGCGTGCAGGCTAGCCACAATGCCGCCATTGCACTCGCAGCCGCGTTTAAACTCGTCGCGCTCGCGCTTTACTTCGACGCCGCATTCCTTGCAGGAATATCGGGTCTCTGGCTTTGGTTTCACGTCAATCATCAAGTTCCCTGTGTACGATGCGGCGAGAGCCACAATCAGCGCAGCACATCACTGTGCCCTTGCCGTGCTTGCCCTGCCTTAGCTGCAAATTCTCTAGTCTGTTGTCGGTGCGGTCGCCGTTGATGTGGTGGACGCTTTCGCTATCCAGAAGCGGCCTTCCAAGGCTTTCAGCCATCACCAAGCGATGCTGCATCACGTAGCCGGACCTTGCTGCCATCTGCCAATAAGGCGAGGCGCGGTCCACATGCTGCATGGCATAACCTTGCGCGTTAAAAGCGATACCACCGCGCCAAGCCGCCGACTGAGCGCCTTTCTTGCCGTGGCGCGTCTCAACGCCGTATTTCCTCAAGACCCGACTAACTACCGTTTGATGGGCCTCGAAAGCCGTCGCGATCTGCTGCTGCGACATGCCCAACTGGTACAGGTAGACCATTCTCGCAGCCTCGCCGTCATAGACCCTGCGTCGCTGGCCTCCGTGGTCACGCAACTTGTGCCCTGCACGCTTGACTGCCGACCGCAGCGCGTACTGGCCTTCGCCGTACTTAGTCTCCAACTGCACCAGCGACATGCCAGCTAAATAGTCGGCCACGACTTGCGCTTCTACCTCTGCGCTAAACTTGCGCCGAGTTGGCTTTTCGTCAGCCCAGCCAGGAACGTGAATGCCGTTGTCGTGCAGCACCTTATAAACGGTGCGAGGGGCAACGCCGAGCCGCTTGGCTATCTGCGTTCCGCTTTGCGTTTTCTTGTATTGCTCCATGACCAGAGCAACGAATTCAGGCGTTCTTTTGAGTGGTTTTGGCATGTTGGCTCCATACGGAATAGAGCCAAACTATATACAACTACTGTTCAGTTACGTCAAGGCTTCCGGCAGCGAACTGTGGCTGAATGCCGTTGGCCACCGCAAGGCTTGAGGTCAGCGCGCCTGCGTACAGGACCAACCCCGTGCCGCTCGCTCCCGTGCCGATAGCGACGTGTGTCAGCGTAGCGCCCGAAGCGCCGCACTGGGCAAACTGCGCCAAGGCTGCGTTAGCCGTCGCACCGCCTGATGGGACATCCCAGCCTGGCGTGGTGCGGACGATAGCGATGCGGGCATAGTTCGTGTAGCTCGTCTCGTTGGTCGTCTGCGAGCCACCGACACCCGGGTCTGCCGTGTGCAGCGACAGGTAGAGGTTTGTGGCAGGGCTGGAGCTATCGTTTTCAGCGATGTCAGCCCATGCCGTTGCGTTGAAGATAAGCGCCAGGATTGAGTTGCTGGCTGAAGTGGATTTAGGCATCAGGTTATCCCTTGTGCGCGCCCATCAGGGCCTCTGAGAATTTGCTTTGGTTTGGACAGTGCAGATGCCAAGGCCTCCTGACCCCGCCCGATGGCAAGAAGGCCAGCGCCCAAGGCTTCCATTGTCCGGTCTGGCTTGACGGGTTGCATGGCTGATTCGCCGCCCTCTTCCGACATGCGCTTGCGGGCTTCGGTGTGTTCGGCATCGCGGGCCTTAAACTCAAAGTCGAGTTGCCGTGACTGCGCCCCAAACTCAAAGTCGGCCTGCTTTTCCTGCAGTTTGATTTCCAGCATGGTTTGCGCCTTGCCAGTTTCAATCTCAGCCTGACGGTTAAGCCGTTCCATGTCGTATTTAAACTGCAGGTCGGCCAATTGCATGGCCCGCTCGGTCTTGCGCTGGTCGGCCATGTCTTGGCGCTCCAGTTCCTGCGCGTCTGCCTGTGCCTGCATAGCCAGCTCTTGCTGCTTGGCCTGCATCTGCATCTGAGCCTTGGCCTGCTCGGCTTGCATCGCTTGGTCTGGCTGCTGCGATTGCTGCTCTTGGGCCTGCTTCAGCTTGTCCAGAAGCAACTTCTTCTTCGGCAGCGACGAGGCTTCAATCAGCACGTCAGGCGGGATGGGCATACCGGCCTGCACCAACTCGGCAAGGCGCTGGAACTGCTCTTCCTGAATGACCGCAGTGTCTGGCGTGGAGTCGATGACGATGTCCACGTCCATCTCAGCCGGGTTGTTCGACTGCATGACAGGCTGGCCCGTCATCGGGTCGATCTGCATCTTGCCCGTCTGCGGGTCGATGACAGGTTCCGGCATGTTCAAGCCGACAAAGCGCGGGGCGTTCTCGTCGTCGGTGACGCGGATCCACTTCGGGGCCGTCCAGAATTGTTTGATGCTTTCCCACATGGCGCGATAGCACCTGAGCTTCCAGTCATCAAAGCCTGCCAGCAACGGAGCCTGCTCTGTCATGCCAGCCTGCTGCTCGGCAAGGATAGCCCTGCCCGACTGAGACTGACCGCCTCGGCCTACAATGCCCGGGGTCGGGCTTTGGCGGCGCATCTCTTCCTTGGCGTCACGCAGCAGTTCAAGGTGGGCAGGCGTTAGCTGCCGATCGCCAAGTTCCTCAATCTGCCCTTCACGGGCCTCGATGATGCCGTCCGGCTTGGCCCATTCCTTGCGGACTGCGTCAACGTCCAGAACCCCAGGCTCTACCCGGAGTTTCGCCACGTTCAGCAGATGGATAGCCTTCGACCGGCCCTTGTTGATGGCATCCTGCGGCGAGACCATATCTTTGACCGCGCCGTACCGCTGGTTGTCGATGTCCACGTATGCGGACTGAGCCAAGATAGGGTTGCGCGGCTGTTTGGTCTTGGAGTCGAGGTACTGGCTTGGGCCTTCTTCGAGGACACCACCATAGACAAACACGCACTTGTTCCAGATGCCGCCGCGTCGGCTGTACATCTCAAAGCACATGATGCGGCGGGACTTCACGTCAATCCATGACCAGCCGTCTTTCGGCCTGTCTTTGAACGTGTCGCCGGTTGTAGCAATGTCGAAGGACTGCTTGATCTTGTCTTCAGCGTCTGGATAGAGGTCGATGAGATCCTGCTCATCCATCCACTTCGCTATTCCCATGTAGCGCGCGTCGCCGAAGTCACGGTCGCGGCTGTACGGGTCGTAGAAGAACTCTTCCGGCCTGATGCGCCGAATGCCAGGCTCTTGGCCCTCGTTGATCTCATTGATGCCAGCGACCACGCCCCAAATGAGGAAGTCCTGCAGGCATTCGCGAGCCGTTGCATTAAACCGGGTCACGTCGCTGACGTAGCGCAGGCCGTCCGTGGCTACTTCCGCAGCTTCTTGGTCCTTTGGGGTGCGGCCCCACCCTTTGGGGTCTGTGCGGCCACGCTCGACTATGCCGATAATGGCGTTAACCGCCGGTTTCACGTGATTGAATACCAGCGCGGGCTGACCACGGGCCTCAAGAATGCGACGCTCGTTATCGGTAAACTGGTCACCATCATAGTACCGCTGGAAGACCTGAGCCGCACGCCTTGCAGCGTCGAGCATGTCCATGCTGACAGTGGCTTTGCGCTTGACGGTTTCGAGGTAATTGTCCTCGGCCTTCTGGTCTGAGACTTTGCGCTTTGCCATTATGCTGTCTTCCATCCGCCCGAAGCGGCCAAACTTCTGTTTCTTGTGTATCTGTCGACCGGGTTGCGTGAATGGTCGACCTTGGTGAGCAACGCAGGCCAAGCCTCGTAGACCGCGCGGCCTATCAGGCTGCAACAGTCCACAGCGTCGTCATGCTTTCCGGCTGGAAAGCGGATCAACTGGTCAACAACCTCGCCAGCCCAAGGGGACTTCGGGAAGCTGACCTTGCCGTTAGCTGCAAGCGCCTGGAACGCTCTGGCCCGTGTCGGCTTGTCGTGGATGCTCGCCACCCACTCAATACTCGCCCACGTCTTGCGCTCGTCCATGCGCTTCTTCAGCGGCCCTTCAATGGCTCGCTTGATGACACCAGACTCGGCGAACCATGTAAGCGGCTTATGCTTTCCAATGAGGTCGCACCAACGCTCGATCCATACGCTGGCATCAGTTTGTCCACGCCACCAATCGACCGCGTAAATCGTGCTATCTGGACCCACGCCCCATACCGCGTGCTCTGTATAATCCCCCCCACCGTCAGTGACAGCGAAGTCAGAGGTTCCGAAGAGGTTGACCTTGGGTCGCTCGTCATGGGTCTTGAACCATTCCCGTCTAAAAAAGGTGCCCTCGTCAGGCTGCGGGTCTTGCTGAAACAGCGCAGAGAAGAACCGGGGCAGCGAGTTCGCTCGGATGCGGTCAAGTGCTTCAACTGGGTAAGCTTCCGGCCAGAGCGCCGCCCCGGAACTGTCTATGGCGGGTAGCTGGATAATCTCCCACTTGTCGCCGCCGTTGTTCTGTTGTTCGAGCAAGAAGCCCGATAAGTCATCCTCATGCATCCGGTGGTTAATCAGGATGATAGCGCCACCAGGCTGAAGCCGGTTGTAGACGCTGCCCTGATACCACTCCTTGACTGCCTTGCGCTCTAGTTCGCTCTGAGCGTCGGCCATTGAACCGAATGGGTCGTCAATGATGAACTCGTCAGCACCCTTGCCGAGAATTTGGCTCCCCACACCGACCGAGTAGAATATCCCGCCCTTGTTTGTGTGCCACCTAGCAGATGCCTGACTATCTTCGGCCAACCTGACTTCAGGGAATAGACGACTGTAATCCTCGCTCCTGATGATGTTTCGAACCTCACGGCCAATATCGGCCGCAAATTCAGCAGAGGCGGACGCTGCGATGATCTGGCGATGCGGGAAGTTCCCTAAGCAAAAGGCCGGATATCGTCTTGAGGCTAGTTCGGTCTTCCCATGCCTTGGAGGCATCAGGAGCATCAGGCGATCTACATCGCGGCGCATGACCCGCTCTAGCTGCTCGGCGACTATGCGGTGGTGCTTGGCGGTCTTGTAGCGGTCGTAAGTGTACTCAGTGAATTGGATTAGGCTTTGCCTTGCCTGCCTTCTCTTCAGCAGTTCCGTTGCTGCTTCCACGACTTGAGACGATGGCTGCAAGTTCTGCGTCGGTGAGTTCTGAGACTGCGCGCTCATGTGTCGTTGTTACGTCCAGGCTCTGCGGGGCCTTGCCGTCAATGCGGTCAGCTATTTCCTTGAATGCAGCGAGGTCGCCCTCGACAGCCTTCTCAACTACAGCAGCCGCAGCAATGGCCAACTTCTTGCGGCCTTGCGGGTCACCTTCCTGCACTCGGTTGACAGCAATCATCAGGGCATCGCGGACCAGTTTGTCCCGCTTGTTGCCTGAAGATGGGCTACCCATAATAATCTGTTAACCTTTTGATTCTTCTACAACCTTAGCCTGTTCAACCTGCGCCCTGATCTGCTGTTCAAGGTTGGCAAGCAATTGGGCGACTTGGCGGTAAGGCATGTTGGCGAGAGCAGCACCGACTAGGGCTGCTTCTTCGTGTGTCAGGTCGATCTTAAGCACCGATAAGCCCGTGTGTTGTGAGTGCGGCCTGTAGCGCCATGACGCGTCCAGCAAGCTGTGCAGTGGTGACTGTTGCGGTGTCGTAGCTTGTGGCTTTGTTCGTCGTGCCGGTCATAGCCGTCCAGCCTGTGTCTCTTGCACCAACTACCTTCAACGTCGAGACGCGGTACTCTGTGTCTGAGCGAATGGCTAAGGGGCTGATGACTTGGTTGCTGTAAATCTGCAGCGCGCTAGTGTTGCCGGTCACGAAGTGCCAGGCGGTCAGGCTTGAGGAGTATGTGAAGTAGGTCGTGCTTACCGCTGACGGGTAGCGGCTCAGGCCACTAGGGTCTGTCGCGGTGACGTTGCCGTAAATGCGTTGGTCAGCCTTCAGGGTGATGGCTGCTTGGTTCGCACCGAAGTCACAGAACGAGAGGTCTAGGCCAAAGCGAAATGGACCCTTGGCGTTATAGGCTACGTCTACAGATCCTGACCCGACGCTCTGGACTTTGTAGCCTGCCCAGAAAACGTCCTTTGCCCCCGTGGTCACAGTCCGGTTCAGGTTCACGACCCAACCGATTGCGGCTACATCTCGCGTTCCGTTGTCAGACAGCAGGAACTCGCCGGGGTTCAGGTATGCACCGTCTACCGATGCAGCAAGGTTGCCACCGACAATGACTGCTGCAGGGTTGGCAAGAAAACTGGTCGAACCTGACTTAGTGCTGCCGATACCACCCGTAACCCAGAGGCCGTAAACGTCGCCTTGGCCGTCATTCTGAAGCCGAACCCTAAGCGCGGCAACACCAGTGCGGCCATCGTTGCTGCTTGTGGATTGGTTCCAGCCGCTTTCGTTGTCCAGCCATATATAAAATGGCATGGCCTCCGGGATTGATTCGTACCCTGTCGTTGGCTGGCCTAATGTGCCAGCGCCTGTGACCTTGTGATAGACCGGGAACCGGACGCCCTTCAGGTCGCCAGAGAATGACGTGTCAATGGTTGCATGAGCCGAGCCGTCATCAGCGGGCAGCGCCGAAATAGTGGTCTTGTAGTAAGACCGCTCAAAGATAACGCCGTTAGCAGTCGTGAACGTGTCGAGGTTGCTGGCGCTTGTAGTTCGCTTGTAAAGCCCGCCCCTGCCATCCGCCGCTGACGTGTAGCCAGACACCCAAATGTAATTGACCGAATCGCCGGGGTTCGTGGCTTGAGCCTGTGCAACAGTCTCGAAGAACTGCGCCGTATTCTGCGGGACACTAGCTATATTGGGTAAAAAAAAAGCGCTTCCAGCCCTTGGCTGGATTTTGATGCGGAACTCTTCAATGTCGCCGCTGGATGTCGTGACCTTGAAGTCCACATGACCGAAGCCCTTGAGCCTCTGGGTCAGCCTGGTGCTGGTGTTGGATGTGTTTGTAACCGTGACGCCTGAAGGTGTCCGTGTGACGCTGGAGATGGTCGCGCCGTCCAGATAGCTGGACATGTCCACGATATACGTGAGTTCGTCATTTTCCTCGTGGAAGGCTGAAAATTCCTGAGGGTTAACAACCGTAAGTCCTCTGACGGCGTGCCTCTTGTTCGTGGCGAGAACTATGGTCCTGTCAGCCACGTATCAGCACTCCTCAAACGCAAAAAAACCGGGATGCGGCAACACCCCGGCTTCAATTCTTGCCACAACCCAAAAGAAGAAGCGCCGAATCAGTACGCAATCCGACCACTCCGTTATTTATGCTTTAGAGGTTTTTGCTGCGCAAGGATATTTGGTCTAACGCGTCAAGCCGAAGTGTTTCGCTAGTCCATCAGCAAACCTCTGAAGCCAAATCATAGCCTCGTGCGGACTGCCACCCACATGCTCCATCATCCACCGCCCTGCGCTTTTGCCGTTAATAGCCACAGCATCAACCATAGGCACAGCGTATTTGCTCAGGTTCGTCAGGCAGATGATAGCGTTTTTCCGTCGAGCGATAGCAGCTACCCGCATGTCTGAGAACTCAGTCGTGCCGCCGTTGACGGTCTGGCCGTAGCCGCCGATGCACGCTGGCATCAGCCCGGCCAAGTACCCGTCGCTCTGCCATTTCCGCAAAGCGTCAGCCTGGACTTGGGTGATGTAGCCGCGCACTAAGTACCAGGCGATCATGTCGTTTTCGACCCGGAGCCTTTTACTGCTGCGGTCACCTGGGTCCGGTTGCTCTTCGATGGCTTTGATTGCTTGACGACGCGCTTCTGGGGTGCCGAAGTCGCTGCCTTGGGGGTCTTCGGCTTGTTTTCTTTTCGCCACTTCTCAAACTCCGCTGCTGTTGCGTGTGCACCGTTCACTGCTTTGGAGCGGGAGGAGTAAACCTCCGCGCTGTCACTGATAACCTCGCCGTTAGTAGCCCTGCAGGTCCAGAACCATCGGCCTTGTGGGGTCTGCCAAATCTCAATTGGCATTCGTGGCCTCGTTATCCACATGCCCAGACCCGTTCAGCAATTCACCGGGAATACCCCCCTTTATTCCCGGTGCCTTTTGTGCCCGCTTTTTGCGGGGCTGAATCGGCTTGATGTTAAAGGCGGAGGGTTGCGCAACCTTCAGCAAGGTGCGGATAGCCAGCGCCTTCTCCAGATTTGAGGCTGGGCGCTCTAAAATTTCGAGTAGCTCAAGGTCGGTCATTAGTGCTGCTCCTGTCTGGCCCTTTTGGCCGCTGGGGTTTTCAGTAAGGCTTCGGAAACTGTCGGGTCCTGGCTGGCGGGCTTGGGCGGGGCCTTCACGTCAAGGGGGTCAGGCTCGGACTGCCCAAAGCCAAAATCCTGCTTCCACTTCAGCGCCTGTGCTGCCCGGTGCGCGATCTCTTCGGCCTCAGTGCGGCCCTCCCGCGCAAATGCTTCTGGCTTGGCTTGAAAGCGTGGGAGGCCCGGTGCGGGCGCGTCTTCCCGCATGATGTCCACAAGGTTGGCAATCGTCGGCCACCACGTCGAACGGCGAATGTGTTCGCTGAGTGCGTGGTTCAGCCGATCAGCCGAATATGCCCCCAGCGTCCCGTGCCATTCAGCCACCATCAGCCGCATGTCCACGCCCCGGCGCTCGCCGTAATTCGCCAGGCAACGGGCCACGAGTTTGGCAATGTCATCCGTTGACGACCTGACCGGAACGGACAATGTCGGCAAGCTGTTCGAGTTGTGATTTCTGGTTAGTTCTTGAGCCATTTGCAGGTTTCTCCTTCAGTGCCCAGTTGTTCCACTTGGCTTGGAATTCGGTCATCGTTCGCGGGTTTTGGGTGTCTGCGGCGTAGTGGTTCGCGAACAT